CTGTACCAGCAAACACCACTCAAACCCTGTCAGTTGAAATATACGCCTACTGCTACACGTTGCAAGGTGGGTTCCCCAATGGTTACGATATCTCACAATGGCTTATTGCAGATCCATTATCAGCTACTGTAACAATATCTGGTGGTGGTAGTAGTATAGCAGCTCCTACAGCTGGTGTTGTAACTAGTACAGGAACCGCTTTAACTAGCACCGCGTATGGTACCAACAATCATTTGTTAGCTAGTTCAGGTTCAGGTTTAAAATGGGTTGACCCAGCTACAATTGGTGGGAGTGGAGGGGTTACCACAAATGTAGTTAACGGTGCTGTATACTCTACTGGAAAAATAGCAAACCCTACCTCAGTAACTCTTACCATACCAATACAATCAACTACAGATACGGTACAAGTAGTAGTTAGCTACGGTGGTCATTATGGATCCAGTAGCACATATACCGGATCTACAATTCTTCAATCAGAATTTATACTAAAACGGGGCAACATAGTAATAGATTCTGGGTTTGGAGGTAATGTTTCAGGTTCTGAATCATATTTTAATGGTGATTTTAACCGAGAATGTAACTTTTCAATGGTTCCAAATACAACAGCTCCGCTAACCCTCACTGTTAAAGATGGATCGTTTGTAGATGGTTATATTATAGCGACCGTATACTCCGGTACTGTTGGCGGAGGTGGCAGTTCAGGTGCCGTTCAAATGGTAAGAAATACAGTACTTACAAAAACAAATACATCGTTAAGTAATATTGTTTCAATTACAATACCAGCATCAACAGACGGTACACCTGTTGAATATTGGGTTACCGGTGGCACTGGTTCAGCATCTACAACACCGCAGAACTGGTCTATTGCAACTCTCACTATTAAAAACGGTACATCAGTAATAACAGAAGGTAATATTAACAGTTCTGGTAGTGGGTGGTCGGGCGCAGGTAGTGTAACTGTATCAACAACCTCAGTAACGATCATCATGGCTGGTACAGGCGCTGGTAGTATTATTTACCGAAATAACTATCTTACAGCTACACCGATAACACCAATAGTATAATTTAAAAATCACTATATAATACCAATTTTGACTAAGTTGGTATTATATGAAATTTATTCACAAACCGATTCACATACCTGAAATTACAGCTGATATCAAACACGGTATTAGACACTATAATTGCAATGGTAATGAATACCCATCTATTACATCCGTATTAGGATTTGGACCAAAAGAGTTTCTAATCGAGTGGAGAGAACGCTTAGGTGAAGAAGCTGCTAATGTCGAAACAAAACGTTGCGCAGATCGTGGAACAGCTGTCCATACAATGTGTGAGCAATATCTTAATAATGAAGCTATCAGTGAACAATCTAAAACAGATACAAAATTATTCAAAAAATTAAAATTTACATTACGCAACATCAATAATATCCTTATACAAGAAGCGGGTCTATACAGTGACGTTCTTAAAGTTGCTGGACGCGTTGATTGTATTGCTGAATATAATGGTGTACCATCTATTATTGATTTTAAAACTTCTAATAACGTTAAAACAGATGAAATGTGCCATGATTACTTTTTACAAGAAACATTCTACTCGTTAGCATTATACGAAGGTACAGGAATCGATGTTGAACAAATCGTTACTGTTATAGCTGTCGAAAAACAAATGAACCCTCAAGTCTTTATTAAAAATAGAAATAATTACATTTCTGATCTTAATAAACGAATAAAAAAATTCTATTTGGATTTTAAAGGAGATTAAAGGAGATTAAATGACAATTAAAAGATATACCTAGGTATTATTTCTTAATTGTCATTTGGGAGATCAAAGGAGAACAATGACAATAACTAATAATAATGAATAGTTATAGATTTACTAAATTTCTAATTTCTTCTAATGATTGGTTCCGTGTTAACCGACCATTTGTGTATACTAATTGCATTGTATCTTCATAATCGTCACTTGGTTTATTAACCGCAGTAACAAAGGTGTTATCAGTTTTATGTTGATACAATTTTACAGCACCTCGTTTAGATTGTTTACTGGTATCTGTAATAGGATCTTTGTAAACATCTCTCCATACCCCGTTAACTCTAACGGTGCTACATTTCATAGCGAACTTCATTGTATCGCGATTCATTTGTTGTAATAATGCTCCACCTGAACCAAATACAATGTTTTCTAAACTATACCCAGCCTCAATAATATGGTTAGCAATTTTAACAACACTATCATGGTTAATTCCATCGCCCCATAATAATTTAACCGCTTCATCGCGGGTGAGTTTTTGAATGAATTGTACCCTATCCATTTGATTGATTTTTACATTATCTTTATTAGTCGGAAATGTAAATACTACCATTAATGGTATCATTGCCAGTGCAAACAATAATAATACCGTCGTAAAACTACTATTATTTTTCATTGTCGTTATCTCACGCAAATATAAACATTAAGACCGTTATTGTTCTGTTCTTCAATAATTAAGAGATTGTCTAGATGTTGGTGTTCATCGTACCGATAAAACCAGGTATCTTTCTTAAAAAACTCCCACTCTTCAATAACATCTTTAGTTAACTTTACCGCAGCTTGAAAATCATATTTCAATTTTTTAGTTTGATTTGATTTCTTCCATAACATTTTGATGAACTCATAATCTTCATCGCTAAATTGATTCATGAAGTGAAATGTTGATGATAGCCTACCATGTTCATCAACATTAAAATCGTCATGTAAAATAAAATCTGTATCTTGTTTAGCTGCAACAACATATGTGTAGTAACTCATGTCTTAAATTCCTGTAAACCAACTAATAATCTCAAAATGATCTTCAAAGCAATTAGACCTTGAAACTTTGTTTAACGGTATAAACCTCGCTTTTTCAGCGTCGTCACCACCTTTCACTTTAGGTAATTCACCATCTGGTAGGCTTATATGATATGCATGTGTAATTGTTCTACCTCTTGAAGATCGACCGATTGCATCAAATACACGAACATTAACGATGCTTCCTCTAAGTACGGGTTCTGGAATTTTTAATTTTGTTTCTTCTCTTAATTCACGCATCATTGCGTCAATCAATGTTTTATCCGTATTAGCATTAACAAAACCGCCAGGTAATGCCCATTGACCTTGACCAGGGTAAGATTTTCTCTTTACCATTAATATATGACCTGACATAACAACCACAGCGTCTGTTGTTACAAAAATTGGAGGATATGGACATTTTGAAAATGATTGTTTATAATCATCAATATATTGCTTTTCTTTTCTTAATTCTTTGTATACTGGTAAATTACCATTTGTATATAAATCCAAATAAACGTTATACGGTAAACAATCTATAAGTTTTTGAATTGTATAACTGAAAAATGCTTTTCGTATATCTGTACCGTTGATTATGTTTTGAGTCTCGGTTCCACTGACAACGGCGTTAAGTAACCGTTTACCCCACTGGGGGAACATATCAAGGTAAAAGCTGGAGTCGTCTTTATAGTGTCCAATAATACCGATTGTGCTATCATCGTTATTATGTTTGTGCACAATATCCTGAATTTGTTTAGCCCACCTGTTATCATTGTATAAGTAATCAACCGATGGTTCATAAATGAATTGGCAACCCTTCGTATCATTATGATTTAACCCATTAAGAGCTCCTACAATAAATGATTCTCTTTCTTCGAAGGTCCAGGGATTTTTTTCGGTTCTCGGTCCATACGATGATCCAATAATAACGATTAATTGTTTACAAAGCTGAGAAGCTAATTTGAATGTTTCGAGGTGCCCGTTATGTATAGGGCTAAACCGTCCAATATAGACGAGGGTGTCGTATTTTTTTACCATTAAAGAAATCCTCTTTAAGTTAGAAAGTCGGTGAGTCTATCTCACCGACTGTATTATAAGATACTCAAATTAATAAATCAAGTACCTCTTATCCCATTAACAGACACGTACACTATAATATCATCGAGACGTGCTGTACATTTTATTTTAAACATCGTCGTAGATGTCAACTCTACGTACGCATCACCTGCGACACCGGTATTAGTAGTACCTGGTACATCAGCACCGTTTGATATGTTGCTTGAGACAGTAACAAAGTAATTACTAGCCATTGAAACCGGAAAAGTGCACTCACAAACAACCTCACCAGGTATAGTTGAACCTGGAATAATAATATACCCGGAATAATTAACGTAAAATATATTATTTTCAGCTGTGTGCTGTATTGTTGTACCTATAATGAACGGTGTTGCGTTTGTTACTATTAAATCAGCTATTGATGCTTGGTATAGTTTACGTTTAATATCAACGTATTTTTTTGTTGCAGCAGAACTGATATTAGAGGTATCATCAATTAACGTTATTGTCGTACTTGTTTCAGATCCTGAAACAGTTACATAATGATCTAATAACGTGCTATTATTGTTATCGCACGCACATACTAATGTATCAACATATTTTTTTGTTGCTACTACTAATGGGTCACTATATGTTTCTATTGAGTCGACTAATAGACTACCTGTCATCTCAATAGAATTGCCGGTTAGTGGTATATAATCTGCAAGAGCTATTGTCAAACTGCTGTCTGTAACAATTCCAAATAAATCAGGTGACGCAATATTAGTTAATGGCGTCCACTCTAATGCCGCTGCTGTTGCAACACCATCTGAATCAATATATTCTGTTGTAGATTTGGTACAAAGGTTTAATTGTTTGGTACTAGAATTGTACCATAGTTGACCTTCTAAAACTTGCCCCGCGTAACCTGGTAAATAATCATTACAAAAATTCTCAAGTAAACGTATTAAATTGGTATTAAAATCGACGCCCCAATCTGTTGTACTACGACCAAATAACACCAACGGTGTGTTATAGTTTCTTGTACCGGGTGCTATAACAATAGGTTCTTTACTTGTATCTGAAAAAGAAATTGTATAATTTAAATCAACTGACATATTTCACCTATGTTCTCGCTCTGTAACCGTAAATGTTACCACAAAATTTAACAGCGCCTGTCGTACCATCACGTTTCACTTTAATATTAGAGCCATTTACAAACGATACATTTAATTTTACATTTGTGTCAACAGAAGTACAAACAGCAATAGCACTAAAAACGTAATTAGTCGATGCTGACGACGCTGTAATAAAAGATACAGGTAATTCAATAGTCGCATCACTTGCAGTATCAATGATTGTACCATGAAACCACACTACCGTATACCAAGGTGTAGTAACATCTACCCCGCTATCGGTTTTCCGATCTATATCACAGTACGTTGTCACACGAAATTGCTCTGGATACTCATTATTGTTTTCTGTATCAACAGTACCCAACTCGTTAACGTACTTTACATTAACGACCGTATCATCGTCACCAGATCTTAATGTATCAGCTACTAACAATTTACCCTGCATTTCAATATACCCTGTACGAGGTAAATATGGCGCTGGAGCTAATAATACTGAATCAGCATATTTCTTTGTCACCGCTTCATTGTTAAGTGTTGGTTCTAAACCCGATAATGTAACAGTAGCTGGTACACTATTTCCTGATGAGGGTATTAACGTACTTAAAAAATCTTGTAATATGTGGGAGCTGTGGTTTGATGTTACACTTGTTTCGTATACGATATCTAAAATATCGTTATTTTCAGTAATAGCAATTTCGCTCCAATCACCATCGTAAATTGATAATGATTTTGTCGTTGGGTTATAATATTTTTGCCCAAGTATCGGTGAACTCGGTGATGATACATTACTAAAGTTTTCAGTTAAATGTACTAGGTTAGTAAGTAGATCTTGACCGTAATTAAACGCGCTATCACCGTGCAGCACTAATGAGGTACTTGTATTGCGTTCTCTATACGCTAATGTTTTTGTCGGTGTTGTTACGTATGTACCGGTATCAGAATCATAAACATTAACAGATTGAGTGTTTGATGAAAAAATTTCTATTGTAGTATCTATCATGACGTAAATCCACTAACTGAAAAGTTAACAGAAACAGCTTTTGTTAATGTTATGTGTTTAATTATTCTTAATACTATTTCCGATTTTGTGTTAGTCGTAACATAAGCACTAACGTCAATAGTAGCGTCAAACGTACCGGTCACATTTACTAAAGCGCATTCATTAACAATATCAGTTACTGGCAATAAGATATCAACAAATGGTACAGACGCGGATACATCAACATTGCCAAATATTTGAATTTGGTTTGCAGGTTTAAACAAAACCGTATTGATTTTACCGGTAGCTAAACCACTTGTAACAGTTATAGCTTGATCAATTGTCTTAACAATTTGAGGTACTGTTGAATCAGCGTATTTTTTTGTAGCTGCTTGATTAGGTTGTGATACACTAATGTTCCGAGTTATTATAGCACCGGTAGGGATTACTGTGTTACCATATACAGATATTAAATCACCAATTTGCTTTGGTTGTAAATTATCAACATACTGTTTGGTTACAGCTGCATTATCACTATCGCTGATTGATGTAGGCTTAAGCAATAATGTACCGACCATATCACCGCCGTTGACCTTCAAATAATTGCTTATTTTTATTTCTAATGCAGCTGGGTTTACAGCTTCATCTGGTACAGTAGGTCGGTTTGTATAACCTACAGGTGTCCAGTAGGTACCGTCATATACGTTAAGAGCTTTTGTTTCTGTGTTATACCAGGTTTGTCCTTCAATTGGGTTAGCTGGTGGTAAATCATTGCAAAAACTCTCTAATAAATGGTAAAAACACGAATTGAGGTCTTTACCATAGTTGACGCTGTTTTTTCCTGGCAAAGTCAAAGTCGTTTGAGAATTGAATGTTCGGTACCCAACCTCAAACGGTGTTTTTGATTTGTTAGAAAATTCAATTCTATATTTGTCCATTTATTGTTTTTGTATGTTGTTTAATACTTGAACTAAATCATTTGTAAAACGTTTAATCGCTTGAATTTTTTCATCGTGTGGTAAACTTTCAATTGATTTAATATCGCTATTTTTTTCTGTAGATTGGTACCGTTGTTGCAATTCACTGTCAATATTTCTGAATGCATTGATACCGGTAATCAACTCACCTAACACTACTGTAGGTGAAGCGTGAATACGTATTGATCTAAGATCGACATCTTTTTCTTTTGCAAACTTTTCAATCTTATTGCTAATATCTTGTAATGCATTTTTAATAGCAATACGAATAGCTTGTTGATGTTCAGGTAACAATATCCGGTAGCTATATAACAACCCATCTGGAACATCATAATCGACTTTAACAACAGTATCTTCTGATTGATCACTACCTTGCAAATCAACATAGGTTTCAATTTTTTCTTTAAATTTAAATAGTTCCCAGATTTTTTGTTTTGCTTCGTTAGATATATCAGCAAATCTGAATAACACGTGTTCTAATTTTTGTCTGTTAAAGCCTGAATCAAGATCGTCTAACGCTTGAATAATTTCATCATAATTTTCATCATGAATAGATTTAACGTAAGGTATAGTTGTTTTGTAAATTGAAATATTATAATGTCCAGGAACTATAATAATTTCATTTTCAAACGTATATTTTGATTTTGAAACGTCAACGCCGGAATTAGCTGGAACTGATAGTTTTAAAACAACACCAGCAGGTCCTACTAAGAAATCACGTTCTTTACGTTTCTTATCTTCTGGTTGTGCTAAATTATCATCTTCATCAAAAAATGCTGGACGTGTTGAAGCAAATTGTGACGCTGTATGTACATCAGATGACCACGATGTAATGGTGCTTGTCGTTAATTTAGTACCATGCTCTGTTTTGTCAAGAAATGATCTGTATTGCTCTTCGTCAGCAAAATTCACACTTCTGTATACAGGTAGGTTTTTTGTATATGGGTAAGAATGTAAAAGATCATCAACAATATCCTGTGTTGGATATTTGTCTACTGTATGTCTAGTGTGAGTAGATAACCATTGATCTGCTACTTCGGATTCTGCTATAAAATCGAAAAATGTGCTCATCTCTGTATTCAAAATAGTAAGTGGTATAGATTACGTATTTATAAGATTAGACAAACGGTAAGAACCCCTAGATGTAACTAGGGGTTTTAAATTATCGAATTTTATATCTTAATTTAATTTCTGAATCTAATTTTTTACCATAATACTCTATAAATTCATCGTTCTTGTATAATTCTGAATTTAATTGAAGATTCTTCATATCGAGGTAAGCTGTTAACGATGCTAAATCGTGTGCAATACCAATACTCAATATTGTTATGATATGTATACGTCGTAGCATGTACACTACCACCATGATACTTAACGCTAATACTATAAGATTATCTACTAAAGGTATTGTACCTAGCTTTGTGTAGTTATAGATATCTTGTACTGTAAGAATAATAGATAAGCTACTTACAATAGTAATCACCCATCTACTGAAAAATAGTGAAGCTAGTGATTTAGCATATAAAAACTTAACTACATTGATATTGTGTGAAAAAGATTCTGGTGTCATTTTTACTCTACCCATAAAAGGTTGTTGGCTAATTGGTATAATTTACCATCACCAGCATACGCTTCGTATTGAATTAATTCTACTACGTATTGCCATGCTTGCAATTTGGTTAAATTTGTTGGATCATCTTCTGCGTATGTACCTGATGTATCGTCTGCAATTTCATGAACATTTCTTGCATTAGCGAATTCATTAATAGCTGATAATGTTTTACCGTTGCATGGTTGATTTTTCATCTCTTCAAACTTCAATTCAAAACATTTTGAAATTATCGATAAACAATATTCACTTTCTTTTAATAACTCTGTATACCACGTCTTAGGAGTTATGCTTATTTTATGATTTGCTAACGGTCTGTTAAAAATTACATCACCTTCATCGACTGTAATTCTGTATGAGAACCTAATATTATTTGAAAAGGGACTCCAAACATGAAATAATTCAATTTCTCCTAATGATAGTCCGCGTCGTTTGCAAGATTTCACTAAGGTATATTGACTTCTACCGCTAGATACTAAATGTAAACCTTTTAAATCTTTTTTAGATATGTTCGATGTACATCCAATTTTTGATTTAACTTCATTAATATCAGCATCAGTCATTATATATCCATGATATGATGAATCTCGGTGGTCTATTAATTCATCATTTATAAAGAAAAATGAACCACCTGTTAATTTTGATATACATTCATCTTTGTTATTGTTATATAATTTAAATACATTTGAATGTTCGGCAAACGATGCTACGTATTGATTGTTAATTGTAACAATTACATTGGTTTCGGTTGCATCAACCTTGACATTTTTTGCAAAAACTAAGTTATAGTCCATATGATAGTCCTTTTTGTTTATAAAAATTACATATGTATTATATTATTTTTTACTACTATTATCAAACACCTATGAAACGTGAACTTCGATTTTTAGATATATGCGCTAAATACCCAACAAAAACTAAAAAATTGCCAGAATCAGTTATGATGGATTATCTGAAAGATTTTAATGTCACTAAAGGACCAAATCATGCCGTTACCGTACGTAAAAAAGACAGCTAAAAAACATCATGTATCAGTAGCTAAAGCTGAAGATAAATGGAAAAAAGCTAAAGCTGTTGCTGCAAAACAAGGTAAAAGTGATAATTATGCACTGATAACAGGAATTTATAAAAAAATGATAGGTGAAAATTTATCGTTTACAGAATTCTTAATGATTGATAAATACATTATCAATGAATAATTGATAATCATTCATAGTATTAAAGTATAAATAGTAAAGTAATATATTATATAATATATTGTGTAGTTAATATTACTACTAACAGTTAGCTGTTCATAAGACGGCTAGTTTTAATTTAAAACTTAACCATAAGTACTCAAATTATGAAATACCTATTACTCATTACACTTTCATGCTTTGGATATTTTATCTATAATCCATTCCTTATGGTCATGGCTATAACAGCAATGGTATATGCTTAAAATATCATTAGAACGTCTAGTTTTCGCGAACTAGACGTTTTTTTATACTTGAAGTATTTAGGTTAAATAAATACACTATTACAAATATTTGCAATTTATTACAAAAAAAAGGTGATAACTATCATGTTAGATTTATCTAGATTACTTACATTAGCAGGTCTTAACGAGTCATTGCAGTTAGATGAAGCTCGTGAAGACGACGCTGCTAAAAATGCAGAAGGTGTACTTTCTGCATATAACAACGACCATAGCGCTAACAAACCTCAAGAAACAGATGCTTTAGCTATCGTTAAACATTTTTCTTCATTATTAGGTCTACCAGCTAATAAAAACATCGTACGGGTCATGCAATGGTACACTAACGGTGAATTTTACTTAAATGATTTACATGATTTAAAAGTTCGGTTAGATGCTTTTGAAAAACCAGCTGTTAAAACCGCATTAGTATCAGCAGGTAAATCAAACAGTATCGTTAATTACTCTGCATATAGAGACTTTATTACAGCGATCGACCCTATTATTCAGCAAGGTGTTAAATCTGGTAAAGAACAGAAAAAAGAAGCAAAAGCTGACGTTGAAAAATTAATTGACAGCGCTAATTTTAAAGTTTACATTCCATTATCAGAGCAAGCTTCTCAATTATATGGACGTGGCACTGATTGGTGCACAGCTTATACAGATAAACCTAATAAGTTTAACGAATATAACGCTCAAGGTAAAATCTACGTTATCTTAATTCCTACTAATGAAGCTAATGGGCCAAAAGTATACAATGGTTTCCGTAAATATCAACTTCATATGGAAAATTCTGAATTCAAAGATGCGTTGAACCATGATGTTGGTAAAGATGACGTTGAATTTTTGAGTAAAATTCCAGAATATAAAAAATTCTTAGAATATTTGATTCAAAAATATTACGCAAAATAATATGTTATTATCTGAATTATACGATAACAAAGATAATAAAATTGACTGGGATTGGCACGGTGATGCGTACTACGGTACATTCTCTGTAGGTGAACAAGAGTATATGGTTCAAATGCGTAAAATCATAAAAGGTAGTATGATTTATAAACAATTTAACCCTGCTCCGCCTGTGACTGATAATACCTGGTATTACGCATTTGCGCCGATGGATCCAAATACACACCAACCTGTTAATACACGCTTCCCAACAGATAAGCCAATTGAATTAATTTCAAAAGTTATCGGTATTGCTGTAAAATACATACAAGATAACGACGTCGATGTTCTTTATTATGGTGGCGATAAATCTGATCCTGTACGTGTTAGAGTATACGATATGATCACCAAAAAGATGACATCAAGATATGGTTGGGAATTTGCTGGTGAGGGCGACGCTAATTTTATGGGTGTATCTTCACATTTCTATTATATTAAAAAACCTGAATGAGTACAGTTTACGATCGGTTAGCTAGACGTAAAAGATTATGTGAATTAGGTAAACCATTTACCCCGACGTTCTATAATTTTATTACGGATTTTTTTACAGATGAATGCTTTTTTGATGTTGAGAAATTTAAAGAAAAAGTATTAGGTATCAGTGAAAAAGATGATTTACTTGAATATATTGATAGTAGGTATAGCAAACAAACCGTAACGTTAATGAAAAGAATTCTTGCGGTTAATACTATAAAAGAATTATAAAGAAAGAGCGCACCATGGTGCGCTCTTTTACTGTTTACTTGTTTTGTGGGAACACGATTGTACAATTTGATGAGTCAATTTGGCAAGCTTTTAGTTTATTGCGTAACTCAACTGCTGACATTGTATCAATATAAGAAAAAACTACATCGTTGTTATGTACGTTTTCAAATTTTTCAAGTTCGTATTTACCGTATAGTTTAAAACTAACGATAACTACAACAATTATAACAGGTATGCTCCAACCTACTAATTCTCTGAAGTTTAAGCATTTTTTTTCACCGATTGTAGCAACTGCCCAAATCCCACAAATAACAACAAATCCAAAAATAATTCCGTACACCATACCGCCCACCCCCAATTAAATTTATTTTTTATCTTTTAATAACCTATCCAATTTATCTTCCATATAGCTTAATCGCTTACTCATTGCTGCAACAAGCTCTAACAGCTTTTGATACTGCTCTTCTGTCATCATAAACCTCTTTAAAATACTTTACGTATATAATTATATATAAGTACCCGTAAAAAATCAAATAAATAAGATGAATAACCTCTACACAGGCCCCCGTATATGACTACCACATTCCTGGATACACTAAATTCTTTGTTACCTACCCCCAAAGATTTTCACCGTATCGCATACTCTGATACCACAAATTTGCCAACATATTTAACTCCGACTGACCCACATGATTTTGCATATGATTACACCGCTGGTGTGTTAATGGTAAAAAGTGGGGGTGCATGGACGACCGTAGATCAAACAAAAACGTTTATTTTTAAAGAATATACGGTTAATTGTGTTCCACCTGACCCATATTATGGTATCGCATATAATGGTATCCCAGACATTGATTGGCCACCTGAATTGCATTGGGGATCAATATACGTATCCGATAGTTGGACACCTATATTAGCGTCAAACGCTCACACTGGTGAACTCGCTGTTATTAACGAACTAACTCACATGTTAGCTATGACACCAGCTGGGATTAAACTAAACTGGGCTGAGTTAGACCAATCACCTACAGGATCTGGAGGATTTGTTCATGAAAATGATCCGACTATTAATAGACCTATTTTAGTAACAGCAGTATTAACGAACCCAACATTAACGGATGCGTTGATGACAGATTCTGTTATAGAGCGTACACTAGCATTAACGACAACGTTAGATGATCCTACGATTCTTACAGGTACGTTAACTAGCTCAACTATAGATACACCTATTGTAACTGGTGGTACATTCTCTTCTCCAGTTATATCAACAGCTACAATTAATAATGCAGAAAGTCATGATGAAATGTCGTACGACGCTACATTATTTACTGCTCAAATAACTAACGGAACGTTAGATACAGCAATATTGAATAGTCCAAATTTAAATACAGCGACTATAACATCTTCATTATTAGATGATGTTGTAATCACTTCAGCGACTATATCTAGTTCAGCATTAAACGATTCAAATATAACTGATGCGATTATTGCTACTAGCTCAATGAGTGGTTCATATATTTACACCACAGAAATTGATACATCTACTGTAAATGGTGCAACTATAAACGATGCGATTATTAGTACAAGTAATATTTCGTTTACTAATGCTACTGATATAACAATGGTAGATAGTACCATGGGTAACTCAACTATAACAACTGCATCAATGAATAGCTCATCAATTGAAACCACCTCAATTGATGCGTCTACTGTATCTAGTTCGACTATAACTAGCTCAACTGTCGATGATGTGGTTATCACAAACAGTACAATGAGCGGTTCAATTATAGATAGTACATCAATTTATACAGCTACGGTAAATAATTCAACTATAGATAATGCAACAATATCTAGTACGACGGTAACAGGATCAAACGTCAATGATGTAATTATTATTACCAGTACAATGAGTGATTCATCTATAAATACAACCTCAATGGTCAACTCGTCTATAGCTAACACAGCTATAGGTACGTCTACAGTAGATGGGTCAACTATAACTGATGCGATTATTAGTACGAGCGCTATCTCGTTTACTACTATTACTGATGTAACCATAAATGACGCAATAATAAACTCTACTGTTTTGAACTCTCCTGAATTGGTTACACCTGATTTAGGTACTCCAACAAGCGGCGATTTAAGTAATTGCACATTCCCAATTGCTACAGACGCTGATTTGGGTAGTGTTATGGTTGATAATGATTCAATAACAATCTCAGGTACCGGTACTATTACAGCATCATCGACTCGTGTGGTTAAAGAATTGGTTCGTAACACCTCTGGTGCCACGATAGTAAAAGGTCAACCTGTTTATATTAGTGGTTCAAATGGCATTGATATAACTGTATCATTAGCGCAAGCAAATTCAGATCTTACATCAAGTAAAACATTAGGTATAGTTGAATCTAATATAAGCAATGGTGCGACAGGTTATGTAATTGTACAAGGTATGTTACAGGGTTTAAATACGATATCAGCAAGCGCAGCAGGTGATTCAATATGGTTAAGTCCATCGACACCTGGTGGTTTTGTGTATGGTATAGTAAACAAACCAGTGGCACCAAACCATGCTGTATATTTGGGGGTTGTATCACGTAAAAATGCTGTTAGTGGTGAGATATTCATCAAAGTAGAAAATGGGTATGAAATTGGTGAGTTGCATGATGTTTTAGTTACTGCACCTACCGATGGTCAAATTATTTCATACGAAGCTTCGACATCACTTTGGAAAAATAAAACATTATCATCGCAAGCTAATAGCTGGAATGCATCACAATCATTTACCGGTACCGCAGCTAGTTTAGCTACAGTTTTTACTAATACTAGTGAAGTTGTAACCGTGTCAAATACAGCTGCTAACAATACTGTTGTGTTTGATGTTACAACTCAGGCCATTGTGTATTATACAGCAAATGCGACAGGTAATTGGACTGTTAATTTTAGAGCGTCGTCGGGCACTACTCTAAATGCAGCAATGGTTGTAGGTCAAAGTGTAACAGCATCATTTTTGGTAACACAAGGGTCAACAGCATACTACAATGCAGCCGTGCAGATTGATGGTGTATCGGTTACACCAAAATACCAAGGTGTAACATCTATCACATCTGGCAATGCTAACGGTATCGATATGTATACATACACAATTATTAAAACAGGTGCAGCAACATTTACTGTTTTAATGTCTTTGACTAATTTTGGGTAGGTTTTTATGCCTTTATTAAGTAGCTTAGGTTCTAATTATTCTACAAAAAAACGCGGCTCAAATCGTGTCAATATTACAAATGCAGGTCAACAAGCTTATACCGTACCAGGTACATACACGTGGGTAGCACCTGCTGGTGTAACATCGATTTCGGTTGTTAGCGTAGGGGGTGGTGCCGCAGCATCTATATTTGGTTCAGCAGCGGGAGGTGTACCTCGTTCTGTAGGGGGTGCTGGTGGGGCGTTAGCTTACAAAAATGATATTAGTGTAGTGCCTGGTACTAGTTATACGTTGGTAGTTGGATCAGGTGGTCAAGCAGATCGAGCTAACGGTAATGATAGTTGGATTAACGTCGGTGGCACCATTTACGCAGGCGCAAGAGGCGGTAGTACTGCAGCACCTGGTACATATAACGATGCAGTTGTAACCACGTTAGGTGGTGTACCTTTTGGTCTGTACGATGGGGGTGGATCTGGAGGGGGAGCAGGTGTTGGTAACGCTAACATAGGTGGAGGGGGAGCAGGCGGTTATGCAGGTAGTGGAAATTCTGGTACTGGCGGTGCAGGCGGTAGTGGTTATTGTAACGGTACAAATGCGTCAGGTGGAGGTGGTGTTGGTATTTTAGGTCAAGGTGCCTCAGGTTCAAATTCAACTGATGTTACAGTAGGTGGGTTAGGTGGTTCTGGAGGTATTAATGGTTCTGGAGCAGCTATGAGTATTTCGGGAGGTGGAGGTAAATATGGCGGAGGTGGTGGCCAAAATGACGAAGGATCTAAATCAACCGCGGTACTTGGGGGTGATGGCGCATTGCGTATAATTTGGCCAGGTGCATTACGTCGATTCCCATCTACTTATACTGGTAATATGTAATGGTGTTTTTTATTAGTTTACACAGCGGTAAACCAAAAGGCTTAATAATAAATAATTGTTATTATAATACCTCAGTAAATCTGACACATAAGGACACAAATGACAACCACTTATAAAGTACTAGGGCAAGTGTCACCAGTCGCAACAACCGCTACGACATTGTATACCGTACCAGCTACTACAAATACGATCGTCTCAACGTTATCTGTTTGTAATCAAGGTCCAGCTACTACTATACGAGTAGCTGTACGTCCGGTAGGAGCAACACTAGCTACACAGCATTACATATTATACGATGTGACATTACCTGCAAACGATACGTTGTTTTTTACGATTGGTCTAACCTTAGCTACAACCGATGTTGTTACGGTGTATGCAGGTACCGGTACTGTTTCGTTTAATTTGTATGGTTCGGAGATTTCCTAATGGCCGTTTCAAATGCAGGTACACGATCTGTAACAAGTAGCGTATCAGCAAAATACAATAATTTAGTGCTACGCAAAACGTCTACAGATGGTGCAACATATACATTAACAACCGATGGGCAAACAGCTGGACAGTTAAATCAGATTGTACTTTCAGATGATAGTACGTATGCTTTTACCTTGTTAGTTGTTGCAAGAAGAGCTGACACCGATACAGAAAACGCTGGTTGGGAGTTTAAAGGTGTTGCTATAAGAAATACGAATGCAGCATCAACTTCTATATTAGGTGTATCAAAATCACTATTGTACAAAACAACTTCAACTTGGGATTGTAATGTAGCAGTAGATACGGTCAACGGTGGGTTATCCGTTACCTGCAACGGCGATGCAGCAAAAACTATAAAATGGGTTGTTTCAGTTAATATCGCAGAGGTAACAGGATGATAAATTTTAACCATTCTACAAATGATATTTCAGCGAGTTCTGGTTCTGTTACTATTAATGGTACACAGTTAGCTATTTCATTCGGTGCAGGTGTTCAAACATGGGTGGGAACTCCTTCAAGTGCTAACTTATTAGCAGCTATTACAGATGAAACAGGAACAGGCAATTTAGTATTTGCAACTTCACCGACTTTAGTTACTCCAGCTTTAGGAACTCCGTCCAGCGGTACTTTAACAAGTTGCACTGGGTTACCTATTACAACAGGTATTAGTGGTTTGGCTACAGGAGCAGCTACATTTTTAGCTACACCGACAAGTGCTAATTTAGCAGCTTTAATTACAGATGAAACCGGGACAGGTTTAACTGTATTTGCTACAAATCCTGCTTTAATTACACCTACAATAACAGGCACTAAAGAAGTTAAAGTTGTTATGTCGGCTAATAATATAGACCTAGCAACAGGTAATATATTCACTAAAACTATTACAGCAGCAACAACACTGACACTTAGCAACACACCTGCTGCAGGTACTGCAGCGACATTTATATTAGATTTAACTAATGGTGGAGCATTTGCAATTACATGGTGGGGTGTTAAATGGGCCACCGCAACAGCACCCTCACTAACTGCGGCAGGACGGGATACATTGGCATTCTTTACGCATGATGGCGGTACAACCTGGACAGGCCTATTATTAGGCAAGGATTTGAAATAATGAGTATTAGGTCTATTTTAAGCGCAGTTGCAGTTAAAGAAACTGGATGGATAGTTGAAACAAGGCCTAGTGTAGCATCAGGTGACGGTTTTTATGCAGCTGGAGGTGCTAGTCAAGCAACATTGTCTTCAGGGGATTTAATAACCTATACAGGTGCTCACAGAAATTACTATATATTGACTAGATTTGATTATTACGGAGGTATTGTATTTTCAAAAGCCATAGAGCTTGGTAATTATCGCATGTTTTCTGGAAAAGTTGCAGTTGACGCTAACGATAATATTTATACTGTAGGTACTATTGAATACCCAGCAAGTAGTGGATTACGAGATATAAGCTTACGTAAATATACTTCAAGTGGCGCACTCTTATGGGAAAAATTAATACATTCAGTAGATAATGACGGAGAAAGTGGTTTTAAAATTATAAATGGATACATTTATATATTATATATAGCTACTGTATATTCTTTGCTCAAATTAGACCTTGATGGAAATTTTCAACTTATCAAAACTTTTACATTACATGGAGGTTCTGGCTACCCTAGGGCATTTCATGTAAATGCTAATAATGTACTATTAATTGGTTATTCAATTAACAATCCATCATATAGTGTTGATAATATTGGATGGGTTACTTTTAATTTAAATAATAATTCACTGTTGACTACTATACGTTATGCATCATCAGCAACAATGAAGATTCCTCAAGTGTATATAGACAATAGTTCAAACGTATATATAGCCACTAAAATAAGAAATGCAACAATATTAAAATATAATAGTAATGGTACTTTATTATGGAAAAAGGGATTTATTCAACAGCAAACTAGTGAAGCTCGCGATATGTCAATAACTTCAAGTCATGTTTATGTTTCTGGCAGCTCGCTAAGCGACTCGACTAATGTTGGTTGTGATGTTTGTAAATATACTTTGGCTGGTGTTTTTGTATCACGTTTACAGTTTAGTCCAAATTCAGATTACACATATTCCCCAGTAATTAATGTGTTTGAATCTGGGGTTATGTATGCCTCGTGTATATCAAATGCCTACCAATGCGTAGTTAAAGGTACTATGGGAAATGCTTTATTTACTGGTGGAGGCACACTATTTCCTTGGCCAGTAGGTGTAAGCTCAAGCGCTGAAGGCGCAAGCACTACCCAAGCACCTACCGTTAGTTATCCTACTACATTTACAATGGTCGCAGGCACAGCACCTACTATAACAACAACAACAGCATTATCAATGGTTGACATGATTATGCAAAAATGGACTAAAATATTATATTAAGAGGTTGTTATGCAATTTGCAATAGTAAATGGAAATTCAATAGTATCGCTCGGTACTCCATTAGAATTATTTCCAAACACATCTTTTCCAATCGAACCGATCGATATGGAATTTCTTGACCAACAATCTGCAATGATTGTCAAAGATTACAAACCATATACAGATTCTCAGAAATTAGAAACTGTTACTCCATATATTGAGAACGGTTTTGTGTACACAGTTAGAGTAGTTGAAAAAAGACCTGACGAATTAGCAGCAGAAGCTGAAACAATGTATTTAAGCGTTTCTGCTAATGTTCGTGAACAAAGAAATAGAATGCTAACGGCCTCTGACTGGACACAAACTAAAGATAGTCCGGATGCCGTAGATGTATTATGGCAACCTTATAGACAAGCATTAAGAGATATAACAACGCAAGAAGGCTTTCCATTTAATGTGGTTTGGCCAACGATATAAATATCTGTTAAACATTCTTTTAAAGGTTAATAATACAAATGTCAGCACCCAATATATCATCCATAAACAACATATACGGTAGAACAGCATATTTAACACCTACCGTTAACACAACAGTTGTATTATTAGCTAACGTTGCATCTAGTGGAAAATCTTACAAGATCAATACAATAATGGCGTCTAATATTGATGGTACAAACGCTATTAACGCATCCGTTGCACTATATACAAATGGTTCTGTACCACAAGGTTCAGGACCTGCAAGTGGTACATCATTTTCAATAATTAGTACTGTATCAGTCCCAGCTAATGCTTCAATGGTAGTTTTAGATAAATCAGCTACCATCTATCTTGAAGAAAATACATCAATTACAGTAACATCTGGAACAGCTAATAAACTTACTTTTATTATTAGTTACGAAGAAATCTCTTAATTATGAGCAATAACTTTCCTGGTGGTGTACTGACAGCTGTTACAACTACCCCTAGTGGTACCGCATACACCGGTTCCGCAGGTGGTATGTGGTCGTTAACACAGCATGCACAAGCTGTTGCAGCTAATAATTGGCCAACCGGTGTATCAGCGCCTCAACCTCCTACTATTACAGATGTGGTTGTTGGTAATTCCAAAGCTGTTGTTTATTTTACACCACCGTCTGTAACAGGTGGTTTACCAATTACTAGCTATACTGTTATTTCTTATCCCGGGAATCTTGTGGGAACGGGGACGGGGTCACCAATTGCAATAACCGGTTTAACTTCTGGTACAAACTATACGTTTTCAATATCAGCTAATAATAGTATTGGGGTCGGATCAGTAACAAACACTCCAACCCCTGTTACAACTGCATCAACACCATGGAAACCTTCTAATGTTATAGCTACTGTTGATAACGCGCAGGTGATTGTATCGTTTAACGCTCCAATTAATAATGAAACACCAGCGATTACAAATTATATAGTAACCGCTTCACCAGGTGGAATAACAAGTACTGGATCATCATCACCAATTATAGTAACAGGGTTAGCTTTGGGTACAGGGTATACGTTTAGTGTAGTTGCGAATAATATCAACGGTTCAGGACCATCTAGTTCTAATAGCAATAGTGTCACGCTGGGGTCAGTACCAACAGCTCCAACAATTGGTACAGCAACAGCAGGTACAAACCAAGTATCGGTAGCATTTACAGCGCCGACAAACAATGGTGGGTACGCTATTACGAGCTATACAGTTACATCATCACCTGGTAATATAACAGGTTCTGGAGCTGGATCACCGATTGTCGTTTCAGGTCTAACTGCTGGTACACCATACACGTTTACTGTAACAGCAACGAACGCGTTAGGTACAAGTACGTCAAGTGCTTCAAGTATAAGTGCTACTCCATTGGCGCCAGCTCCATCTGTGCCAACGGGTATATCAATATCGTCAATTACCGATACGAGTTTCGTGTTAAGTTGGTACCCAGATTCAAATGCAACATCATATTCGTTGCACCGGAGTGACGGTACACCAGTAACGCAAACAGTCACAAATGGAATGACTGTTAATTATCAGTATAGTACGGTAGCATTAACACCATTCTCAACGTTCACGTATTATTTGAGAGCGACTAATAGTATTGGTTCAACCAATTCGAGCAACTTTAATGTTTCAACTTCACGTAAGGTCTTTAATGTCAGTTGGAGTGGACCCGGGGTGCAATCTTCATCTGTAAAGAATTTAGACGATACGTGGTTTAGAACTGCTGCTGGCGGTAGCTACGATGGTAGCGTATGTGACTTTACACTGACAATTTCAGGTAGTACGGGTACCACACCAACTAATGCGAGTGGAGGTAGCGCAGCGTTGACTGTATCTCCTTCATTCCCATCAACCTCAATATTTAAACTCATTTTTGATAGTACCGCGATAATTTATGGAGGTAATGCTCCAGGTCAATCAGGGGGAGGAGGGGGAGCGGGTGCTGGTGGAGCTAGTGCGACAATGCACGGACTAGGTTTAAATTTAAGTTGTCCAACCGTGCTAACTAATAACGGTACGATCTCGGGTGGGGGTGGTGCAGGCGGTAACGGTGGGGCAGGCGCATCATCACCTTATATTTCAAACGGTGGTACAGGAGGTAATGGTACCGCAGGCATAGCTTTCATTAACACACAGTACTCATTATCAGTAGTTAACAATGGTACGATCGCTGGTGGCGGTGGTGGAGGCGGTGGAGGCGGTGGTGGAACTGGAACAAGTTCAGCAGTACCAGGTACATTTGTTGGTGGAGCGGTAGGGTTAGGAGGTAACGGAAGTAACGGGGCTGGTACCGGTAGAGGTAACGGCGGGGGAGGTGGTCAATATGGTAACGGATCGAAGGGTGCTGACGGTAGTGGTGGATTTACCGGCGGTGAAGGTGGGGTGAGAGGTGCTGCGATACTTAGCGGCAACGAAAAAATCACGTGGAGTACAACAGGTGTAATTTACGGAGTGCAAAATAATTAATGAGAACTAGATATATAGGCGGAGTTGTATCGAATACTGCACCCGTTACCACTGGGCCAGCGCAAACAGGTCAAGCTAGCGGTATGTGGACACTAACCCAACAAATGAAGCTTAAACAAGCTAATAAATGGCCTACAAGTTAGCTGGAATCTAATATCCCAGATGTTTTAAAACGATAAATAGATATTTACGTAGATTTTATAGGCTACACGATGTCTACACAGTTAAAATACACGAGGGTTAAATAATGGGGTTTGGTACAGCTAGTGCGAGAGCGGTTGCTAACAACACCCCAAATATCGTATTCTCTAATAAAACATCAGCGTACACCGTTAAACTGTCTGATGATAATAAAATCATTAATTGTACAGCTAATACATTTACTGTATCTTTACCAGCTGCTGCTGTTGCAAGAGCTGGTTTCTTTTGTGAGGTTTGGAACAGTTCTGTAACATCTACGGATGTTATTACTATTGATCCAAATAATTCTGAAACCATCGATGGTTTATCTACACTGGTGCTTCAACGAGGTGAAGGTGTACAAATCATTAGCGATGGTACCAATTGGCAAGTTGATACCTATAAAGGTACACGATTATATTCAGAAAATTCTCCACCATCTGTATTAAGACCGTCAGCTGGTAACTACTCATTAGCGTTAGGTTATGATGCTACACATGTTAGCAAGTCAGATGCAAGCGGAATTAATGCATTTGCTTATGCTGGTACAGCGTCAGGTGATTATTCGATAGCAATTGGAGCAATATCTTCAAATATTGGGTCATTAGCAATTGGTTCACCAAAATATACAACAAAAGCAACAGCTAGCAATTTATATTCTATATCAATAGGTGGTGATTCAACCGGTGTCTACGGTGCAAGTAGCGCTGGAGCTGGAGCAATATCGCTAGGTGGGTCATATGCAAACGGTACAGCATCATTTGCAGCTATTAATGAAGATACGAGCGGTACATACGGCGCACAAGGTGTTAACAGTGTAGCAATCGGAAAACAAACATTGTCATCTGGTACTAGTTCTGTTGCATTAGGTAGCAATGCTGCTTCTACAGGTTACGGTAAGTTTGCATATGCGTCTGGTAATTTTACATCAGTAGGAGACGCACAATACGGTGTCATGGTGTTAAGATGTACGACGACAACAGCATCGACAACTATAATGACAAGTGATGCTGGTGCAGCAAGTACGGGTAACCAAATAATTCTACCAAACGATAGTACTTATTTCTTCCGTGCTCATATTGTCGCAAGACGTTCTGATGTTGATAACGAATGCGCAGCTTTTATTTTAGAAGGTTGTGCAGATCGAAATACAACAGCTGGTAGTGTACTATTTGTTGGTCCACCTGCTAAACAGATATTAGCAAGAGATGTAGCAGCGTGGGATTGTATCGTAGTAGTAGATACAACAAACGGTGGGTTATCATTTACGGTAGTTGGAGAAGTAAGTAAAACAATAAAATGGGTGGCTACGGTTCAAACAGTTGAGGTTTCAGGATGAGTATTCTTATAGACCACGTTAGTGGTAACGTTTCAGCTAGTACGGGCAGCTTATCTATTAATGGTACCGTACCTCAACCGCTGCATACTATTTTAACATCCGTATCTGGGTTATCTACTAGTGTAACAGGATTGTTAAAATTAACAAACGGTGTAGCGTCGTTTGATACGAGTAATTATTTGGTAAGTGGTGGAGCGCTAGGTACACCTAGCAGTGGTACATTAACTAATTGTACTGGGTATACATACACCAATTTATCAGGTACAGTACCGACTTGGAATCAAAATACAACAGGTACAGCTGCAGGGCTAAGCTCAACGTTAGCGGTTAGTAGTGGTGGCACCGGTGCTGCAACGTTAGCAGCTAATAACGTTCTGTTAGGTAATGGTACAAGTGCTGTACAAACCGTAGCTCCTGGTACAGCTGGTAATATTTTAGTTAGCGACGGTACTACTTGGATATCCGGATCAGCAGCAACTGCATCCTTACCGACCCAAACCGGTAACAGTAGTAAATATCTAACTACTGATGGTACAAATGCGAGTTGGAATGCGTCAACTGGTTCTGGTACCGTTGTTTTGTCAACATCACCAACATTAGTATCACCTACTTTAGGTACACCTACATCAGTAACGTTAACTAATGCAACTGGTTTACCAATATCAACAGGTGTTTCTGGTTTAGCAACCGGTATAGCAACATTCTTAGCTACACCATCGAGTGCTAACTTGATAACAGCTGTTACTGATGAAACCGGTACAGGTTCATTAGTATTTGCTACAAGTCCTACATTAGTAACGCCGTTATTGGGTACACCTACTAGTGGTATATTGACCAATTGTACTGGTTACACATACGCTAACCTATCAGGTACTGTACCAACTTGGAACCAAAATACGACTGGTACAGCTGCTGGTTTGAGTACGACATTAGCTGTTAGTAGCGGTGGTACAGGTACAACAACATTAGCAGTTAATAACGTTCTGCTAGGTAACGGTACAAGTGCTGTACAAACCGTAGCTCCTGGTACATCTGGTAATATTTTAGTTAGCGACGGTACTACTTGGATATCCGGATCAGCTGCAACTGCATCCTTACCATTACAAACAGGAAATAACGGAAAGTACTTAACTACAGATGGTACAAATGCGAGTTGGAGTGCGTCAACTGGTTCTGGTAACGTTGTTTTGTCAACATCACCAACATTAGTATCACCTGCATTAGGTACACCGTCAAGTGGTGATTTATCAAATGCTACAAATGCTGTTGGGTATTCATTAAAGTCAGCATCTACGACAATTGCTATTAGTTCAGCTACAGCTCCTACTTCCGGGCAAGTTTTAACCGCAACAAGCTCAACAGCTGCAACATGGCAAACGGTTAGTTCATTACCAGCGCAAACTGGAAACACAGGTAAATACTTAACTACAGACGGGTCTAGTGCAAGTTGGTCTACGATATCCAGCGGATTAGCATCAACGGCAATTAAAACTGCAAATTATACAGCAGCAGCTTATGAGTTAGTGCGTGTTGATTCAACATCTGGCGTCGTGACAATAACAATGCCAGCTTCTCCAGCTGATGGTGCTATTATTGGTGTGATCGATGTCGCAAAAACATTCGGCGTCAATAACGTTACAGTCGTACCTGGTGCTGGGAAAACAATTGAAGGTGATAGCACTGCAATGTTGTTGAATGTTAATGGAGTGTATACATCGTTTGTGTATATTTCTGCAACTTCTAATTGGCGGATACTTGAAACACCTCAGAATGCTGGTACAGGCTCTGTTAAACCGACAGCGATTAAAACAGCAAATTATGCAGCAGCTGAATATGATTTGGTGTGTACAAATTCTACAACAAGCGCGTTTAATGTTACTTTACCAACAGCTCCATTAACAGGTACAGTTGTAGGTGTAATGGACGTTGCTGGCACACTCAGTACTAATAATGTAACCGTTGTACCTGGCACTGGCGCAACAATTGAAAGTGATACATCGTTTATTTTAGATGTTAATAATACTTACGCATCGTTTATATATTTTTCCGATACAGCTAATTGGAGAATACAAAATACACCTGGTGATGCTGGGTTAGCTACTGGTACAGGTAGTTTAGTAAATTCAATTTCTCCTACTTTAGTAACACCGATATTAGGTACCCCGACAAGTGGTACACTAACTAATTGTACAGGTTACTTGTTTGCAAATTTAACAAGCACACCTACTACAGTATCAGGATACGGCATTACAAATGCGTTGACAACATCTATGCTCGGTGCAGCAAGTGGTGTTGCTCCATTAGGTAGCGATTCAAAAATCTCATCAACTTATTTACCTAGCTATGTAGATGATGTAATTGAAGCTGCTAATTTTGCAGCATTACCAGCTACCGGGGAAACAAGTAAGATTTACGTAGCTCAAGACACCAATAAAATTTATCGTTGGTCTGGATCTGCATATATTGAGATCGCAACAAGTGTTGGTAGTTCTGATACCGCTGTTAAGTTAGTCACCGCTAGATCTATAGCAGCGACCGGTGATGCTACCTGGTCTGTTTCATTCGACGGTTCAGCGAATGTAACAGCAGCGTTAACATTAGCGAACGTTGTTACAGCTGGTACAGGTACTAAAGTAACTTATAATGCGAAAGGTCTAATAACAAGTTCTACAACATTAACAGTTGGTGATATTACTGATATATCGACAACGTATCAAGCGAAAAATACTAATTTAACATCGTTAGCTGCACTATCACCAAGTACTACTGGGCTAGTCAAATTAACAAATGGTACAGCTTCGTTGGATACTAGTAGTTATTTGGTAAGCGGTGGCGCATTAGGTACACCAAGCAGTGGTACATTAACAAATGCAACCGGTTTACCAATTACAACAGGTGTATCTGGGTTAGGTACGGGTATTTCAACGTTCTTAGCTACGCCATCTAGTGTTAATTTATTAGCATCTGTTACAGATGAAACAGGTACAGGTTCGTTAGTATTTGGTACTGGACCCACCATTGATACACCTAGAATAACAACAGAATTGCGTATTAACAATACAGCTAATACGTTCTATACTGGTTTTAAAACAGGTACAATAACAGCTAATAAAATTTGGACTTTACCGACAGCTGATGGGACAGTTAATCAGATAATGAAAACTGACGGTGCGGGGAATTTAGGTTGGTCAGACCCCACAGTTGCAGCTGGCTCAAATACACAACTACAGTTTAATAATTCTGGTGCATTAGGTGCGAGTTCAAACCTAACATGGGATGGTACATACATATCAGCGACTTACCTAAAATCATCTAATTCAGTTGGTGATGAAGGTGGTGAAATATTATTAGCAAAGCCACAAACAAACTCTACTATAGCTGGTACTGGTGTTACGATTGATATCTATCAGAACAAGCTACGAATATTTGAACAAGGTGGTACAGCACGTGGGGCTTACATTGATCTAGCAGCAGCCGGTGCTGGAGTTAGCTCAAACTTGTTATCAGCGTCAGCAATGACGTACGGTACCGGGGTAACAACATGGTTAGCTACGCCATCTAGTGCTAATTTATTAGCAGCTGTAACAGATGAGACTGGTACCGGGTCGTTAGTATTTTCAAATTCACCAACATTGGTATCACCTGCATTAGGTACTCCATCAAGTGGTGATTTATCAAATACGACTAACGCGGTAGGCTATTCGTTAAAATCAGCGTCCACAACTATTAATATTAGTTCAGCGACAGCTCCAACGACAGGTCAAGTTTTAACTGCTACGAGTGGTACAGCTGCAACATGGCAAACAGTTAATGGACTCCCAACTCAAACAGGTAACAGTGGTAAATATTTAAAAACCGATGGTGCAACTGCGAGTTGGAATTCGGTAGCTACCGGGTTAATAACCACCGCTGTAAAAACTGCTAATTACACAGCAGCTACCAATGATTTAGTTAGCGCTAACTCTACTGCTGGTAGCTTTAGTGTGACATTGCCAGTAACGCCATCTGATGGCGCAGTAGTAGGTATAATTGATATCGCTGGTACATTTGCAACCAATACCGTTACTGTACTACCTGGTGCAGGTGCGACAGTTGAAGGTGATACATCGTTTATATTAGATATTAGTAAAACATATATAACGTTTATTTACATTCCAGCGTCAACGAATTGGAGAGTACAAAATACACCTGCAACAATGATGCCAGGAACTGGTACAGGGTCAACTGTGTATGCAATAAGTCCTACCTTAGTTACACCATTATTAGGTGTCCCAACAAGTGGTACACTAACAAATTGTACAGGGTATACATATACTAACCTATCCGGAACAGTACCAACATGGAACCAAAATACTACGGGTACAGCAGCTAATCTATCAGGTACCCCAACATTACCGACAGGTACTACTTTAGTTGCACCAGTATTAGGTACACCTGCAAGTGGTAATTTTAGTACAGGTACATTCACTTGGCCAACATTTAACCAAAATACTACGGGTACAGCTGCTACTTTTACAAGCACCGCACAAAACTCACAATTTAACTCAATTGGTATTGGTACAGCAGCTTCTGCTACTGCAGGTGAGATTAGAGCAACTAATAATATCACCGCATATTATTCAGATGAAAGGTTAAAAACCAATATTGTTAATATTCCAAATGCGTTAGAAAAAGTACTTCAATTAAACGGAGTAACATTTAACGCAAATGATCTTGCTGCTACATTTGGATATACTAATCAATCACAACAAGTTGGTGTTATAGCTCAACAAGTTGAAGCAGTTTTACCTCAAATCGTTGTACCGGCACCGTTTGATATTGGTAGAAATGAAGATGGTGATGAGTATTCAATAAGTGGTGAAAATTTCAAAACGGTTCAATATGAGAAATTAGTACCATTATTGATTGAAGCAATCAAAGAACTAACTATCGAAGTTAATAAATTAAAAGGTGGTAAATAATGAAAGAATATACATGGGAAATATTATCGTTATATACAACACCGTCTGTCGATGGTTTATCAAGTGTTGTTAAACGTGTAACATGGCGATATCAAGTTAAAGAAGATACGTATGTAGCAGATGTATATAACGATACATATTTTAATTCAGTGGATCCAAATAATTTTATTGATTATAATAGCCTAGCACCTAATATAGTTTTTGACTGGGTGAGACAAGTTGAAGATATAGATAATATTAAACTGCAACTAGATGAAAAATTACTAGATGTAAAAACTCCAACAATAGTAGAGAAAGAAATACCTTGGGATCGTTCAATAGGTTATACTGGAACTGAACAATTTGTTGTTACTTTAGATAATACCGTAATCTTAGGTCCTGTAAATTGGAATAGCGGGGAATTTAATAAAATTTTAAACCAACATAATGTAAGCGATATTTTACCATCAGATATTTTAGCTTACAAACAAGGAATCGTTCCAAAAGATACCCCATTAGTAATAATAGAAAATTTAAAAATATATCAAGTTGATAAAATTATAAATGATACTGGATTTGATAATATTTTATTCAACGGAACTGATATTTCTTGGGATTATTTAACCGGAAAAGCTGTTGGAACTTATGTCCCAACTTTAAACTCATTAGAACATATTAAAACTACACTCAAACAAAATTTAAGAAATAAAAATAGCATATTGGAAGATACATCAATTAATGTTAATATAGATGGAACGGAATTTAATATATCTGCAACAAGTTGGGGTAGATTGTTTATTATGACTAAAATTCTTAGATTAGCCGATGGAGAGAGTTGTGATTGGTGGAATAATAAAGAAAAAATAACAGTTACGAAAGAACAATTGATGACTATGTTGATCGCTGTTGATGATTATATTAATTCTTTATGGGATGATGAGATACCTAAAATCACAGCAATAGATGTATGCACAACAGTAGATCAATTAAAACAGATCGAGATATAATATGACTTTACCTGCATCTGGATCATCAATATCGCTAAATCAAGTTAATGTAGAACTGGGATTAAGTGGAACTACTACTATAACAATGAACCAGACTACGCTTAGAACATTGTTTGCAGTAGCTAGTGGTGCTATATCTATGAGTAATGGATTTAGTAAAAGTGCTGTCACTGCTGCCGTATCGTCTATTGCTGTATCTGGTTCAGCTTCTACTAATCCCTTTACAAATGGAACATGGACTGTTTTAATAACTTATACTAATTCAACCACTAGCACTGATTGTACTAAATTAACATGGGCATGGTATAATGGTGTTGTTAATACTGGAACGTTAACTGGGTGGGTATTAACAGTATCTACTGCAAATGTAACAGGAAAAAATACTGCTGGGGCAGGTACCGGATACATTAAAGCTACAGATACATCTACTGGAATATATGGAAGTAAAGTTGTATCTTGGACTTGTTTACCGTTAACAACATTAATTACAATGTCAGATGGAACTCAGAAGGAAATGAGTAAAATTGGTGTGGGTGATACAATAAAAGCTGTAAATACTGAAACTAATGAATTATCTGATGAAAAAGTAACGTTTGTTCTTGATACTATTAAATCATATAATTTAATAAAAATAATTTGCGAAGATAATATCATAATAGAACCAACACCAGAACACGAAATCTGGATTAAACGCGATGGTATTACTCTATGGGTAGAGTCAAAAACTGTTATTTTTGGTGACGAATTATTAGCAGATAATTTGTCTTATAAAAAAGTTATTTCGGTTGAGGCTATTAATTATCCAGATGGTATTGAAGTCGGAAATATATCAGTAGCAAATGCCAAGGTTTATTTTGCGGAACGCTTACTTATGCATAACACTGGCTAAAGGCCAGTGTTATAACCGAGAATTTAATTATGTTCGATATTATTGTGTTATCTAGTCCAAAGATGGTAAATCATGTTTTGAACAGAACAATGAAATGTGTAGACGGTGAATCTTTTCATATTGTTACACCCTTTAAAGATACAAATACAGATTCAACTGTAAAAATTACGGTTACTGATACCCCAGAAAATTCAATAGAAAATAGGGTAGTTATTGTAATTACAAAAGATTGTTATTTACCAGGTTTTTGGGAAGTTCAATTTCAACGCGCATTACAAATAGATACATCACAAGTATTAGTACCAACTTTAACTAACCCAACAAATATTAATCAAGAATGTCCATTACTTGACACATTTATTGATGGCATCTATTTGGATAAATTAGATTGGTATAATAGATGCTGCAAACCAACAATAAAGACTATTTCAAATTGCTCAATAGATGGTAGTATTTTTGGTTATACTACTTTTGTAGATGTACCGTTAGGTCAAAGAAATTGGAACGTACTACAATCATGTATTATAGGCAACGGTGAAATCTTAACTAAAGATACAGGCAATATGGTTAACTTATTGGATTTAATATGATTCAAATTTGTATTCCACATACTGGCGAAATAGATGCAAATTTAGTAGAATGGCTAACTGATAATAATCATAAACCATTTTTACAAAAGTCATATTCCGTGTGTAAAGGTCGCAATCAACTTATGGAAAGGTTTTTAAATGAATCTACTGCCGATTGGTTATTTTATCTCGACTCAGATATGTATCCAGTTAATCCTGATTTATTTGAATTTGTAGAACACCAAACTGCTGATTGTTTATTCGTTCCTGGAATAACTAATAAATTAAAATGGAATGTGTCTTTGAATACAACCGAACTACTAGAATTGAAAGACTACACTCCAAATGGCAAATATGAATTAAAGTCCACTAATATATTTGGCGGTTCAGGTATATTTTTACATAGAAGATTAGTAGAGAAATTACCAAAAAATATATGGCGTGAATCTAATAATGATATTACATCTGAAGATATTCTGTTTTCGTATACATTAACACAAACATATAAGGTACCAGCTTACGTGATATACAATTCAGCTTTGCACCACTATAAAGGTGGGTTTGATTTGTATTCATTGGTGAGCATATGAAAATATTAGTTGGTGCACCTGTTAACCAAACAACCGAAATATTTGAACGATACTTAACATCGTTACGTAATTTGAATGGTAAATTTGATTTATTTTTCATTTTACATAATTCACCACATTTAAAAGAATTATTAAACGATAACGAGTATATTGAATTTAATACAAGTACAAAATACGAACCGCATAATTGGACACCTAAAAATTTAAAAGAAGTTGGTATTATGCGCAATATGTTATTAGATTATGTTAAAGCTAATAACTATGATTATTTTTTTTCTGTTGATAGCGATCAATTGGTTCACCCAAATACCTTACAACACCTATTATCATTTGATAAAGATATAGTAGGTGAAATAATGTGGACGAAGTGGAAAATCGATGATAAAGAAATGCCTAATGCATGGCTGTCTGACTACTACGAATTTGGTAATTTTCCAATTGATTTGTTTCGTGTTCCTGGGTTATATAAAGTAGGTATGTTATGTGGTTGCTATTTAATCAAAAAAGAAGTATGGCTAGCTGGCGTTAACTATAATCCAATTTATAATATATCGTTTACTGCATGGGAAGATCGAGCGTTTTTTGTAAGAGCTGCTGTACACGGCTTTGACTGCTACTTAGATACATCATACCCCATTGAACATTTATATTACACGGTCGACGCATAAAATATATGATAAATACACAATTGAGCGTAATTTATTTACATAGAATCAATTGTAAAGGAAACTAATAATGGCGATAAATTTATCATCGTTTTTGCACGGTACAAGCTTTGGGACCTTACCTGTTGCTAACGGTGGTACCGGTTCTACAACTTTAACTCTTAATAATGTTTTATTGGGTAATGGTACTAATGCGGTACAAGCAGTAGCTCCAGGTGCGACCGGAAACGTGTTAATTAGTAATGGTACAACTTGGATATCCGGTTCAGCAGCAACTGCATCGTTACCTACCCAAACAGGTAATAGCGGTGGGTATTTAACTACAAATGGTACAACTGCGAGTTGGGGTACATCTACCGGTAGTGGAAATGTTGTATTATCAACAAGCCCTACATTAGTAACACCAAATTTAGGAACACCTTCTACATTAACGTTAACAAATGCGACTGGGTTACCAATATCAACAGGTATTTCTGGTTTAGCGGCTGGTATAGCAACATTCTTGGCTACACCATCTAGTGCTAACCTGATATCAGCTGTTACAGATGAAACTGGTACCGGTGCATTGGTATTTGCTACATCACCTACATTAGTAACACCGTTATTAGGTACCCCAACTAGCGGTAATTTTAGTACAGGTACGTTTACATGGCCTACGTTTAACCAAAGTACAACAGGTTCAGCAGCTACTTTAACAACAGCTAGAAATATTTCAGCTAGTGGTGATGCAACTTGGACTGTTAGTTTTAATGGTTCAGCTGATGCTTCAGCTACTTTAACATTAGCAAACGTCGTTACAGCTGGTACAGGTACTAAATTAACTTATAACGCAAAAGGGTTAGTAACTGGTTCATCGACCTTAACAGTTAGTGATATTTCTGATATATCAACAACTTACCAAGGGCTAAATGCTAATTTAACATCAGTTGCTGCATTATCAACATCATCTACCGGGTTAGTTAAATTAACAAACGGTACTGCATCGTTAGATACAAGTAGTTATTTGGTAAGTGGTGGCGCATTAGGTACACCAACGAGCGGTGATCTATCGAATGCTACAAATGCGGTTGCGTATGGTATTAAAACTGCTACAAATACGGTTAGTGTAAGTGCTGCAACAGCTCCATCTGTAGGACAAGCATTAGTTGCAACAAGTGCGACAACAGCTACATGGCAAACGGTTAGTGCAGGTGGTAGTAGTTTACCAACACAAACAGGAAACACCGGTAAATACTTAACAACTGATGGTACAAATGCCTCATGGGCAGTTGTGTCAGGTGGGTTAACATCAACAGCTGTTAGCACATCAGCTTATACAGCTGTAGCGTACGATTTAGTACGAGCTAATACAACGAGTGGTTCATTTACAGTAACGTTTCCAACATCACCAGCTGATGGTGCACAAATTGGTGTTATTGATATAGCTAAAACCTTTGGTTCATATCCTTTGACAATAACTCCAGGTGCTGGAACAACGATTGAAGGTGATACCACAGGTGTATTATTAGATATTAATGGTACATTTGCTGCATTTGTTTATACATCAGCGTTAACAAATTGGCGTTTGATGAATATTCCAGCAACTACAAATGCTGCTTATAATAACGGTACATTATATCCAACAAATGTAGTAACCTCCGCATATTCAGCATCTAGTAACGAGATTGTAAGATGTAATACATCCGGTGGAGCGTTTAGTGTTACATTCCCAGCTGTACCATTAGATGGAGCAATTATTGGGATTGTAGATATAAATAATACATTCGCAATTAATAATTTAACGATATTGCCAGCTGGTAAAACGATTGAAGGTGATGTAACGTCATATGTGTTAGATATGAGTAGTGTATATGTATCATTTATATACAGTTCATCAACAGGTAATTGGCGGTTATTAGAAACCCCAACAGCATCACCAACAGCATCGATTGGTAAATCGATAGCAATGTCCATCGCCTTTGGAGGATAAATGGCAAGCCCAAATATAATAAGCATTTCATCGATGTATGGTAGAACGTCTTATTTAACACCAACTGTTAACACTAATGTTGTATTATTAGCAAATGCTGCATCAAGTAGTAAAGTTTATAAAATTAATAATATATTAGCTACAAATGTTGATGGTACTAATGCAATAAATGCTACTATATCAATATATTCAAACGGTGGTGTTGCGCAGGGTAGTGCGCCATCAGGAGGTACAGCTTATCCGTTGATATATTTGGTATCTGTTCCTGCTGGGGCAGCGTTGGCATTGTTAGATAAATCGATATATTTGGAAGAAAATACATCATTAGTCGTAACCTCAGGTGCAGCGAGTAAAATAAATTACTCTGTATCGTACGAAGAAATTGCGTAGGGGCTAATATGTCAAAATTTCCAGGTGGTATGGTTGGAAGTGTTAGTAATACACCTAGCGGTACAGCGTATACAGGTAAAGCTAATGGTATCTGGTCTTTACCGCACCATATTGCTGCAAAAAGCGCTTTGCAGTGGGCGATAGGTCAAACTAAACCAAATCCTCCTACTATTGGGTCTGCGACCGCTATATCATCATCGTCTGTATCAGTTGCATTTATACCTCCAGTTCAAGACGGTGGATCAACTATTACGATTTACACGGTAACATCATCCGGTGGTCAAACGGCAACAGGTTCAAGCTCACCTATCGTGGTTACCGGGCTAACAGCGGGTACAAACTATACATTTACTGTAACCGCAACTAATAATCTCGGTACGAGTATTAGTTCTGGTACATCAAATAGCACATCACCTATATCAAATGATGCGTATTTTAATTCAGTTTCATTGTTACTGAATGGTGATACAATAACAGACTTAAGTAATACACCAAAGGTGATCACTAATACCGGACCAGTAACAATCAATACTACTACTAAACAGTTCGGTACCGGTTCAATGTCTTTCAATGGATCTACTAGTTATTTGAGTATGCCGGTCACCGCTAGTACCGTAATCAATGGTAGTGAAAATTTTACTATAGAAGCTTGGTTATATCCCACATCAGCGACAACCTACCATTGTATATATTCAGGACAATGGGCTATTCAAGTGTATATGAATGTTAGTCGAAAAATCGAATTAGCTATGTCGACATCTGCATCATCGGGTAGTTATATAACAACTCAGCAGTCAACTGGAACTTTAACTTTAAATCAATGGACGCATGTCGCAGTAACACGCACCGGTAACAATTTTACCATATTCTTAAACGGTACTTTAGACTCTACGTATGCATCTGCTGGTGGTAGTATTGGTACATGTACATCTACAGCTGTCGGGTGTTTTAATAACAATCAATATTTCTTTACTGGTTTTATTGATGATTTTAGAGTTACCAAAGGTTTAGCTAGATATACAGCTAACTTTACCCCACCTGTCGCGGCATTTATTGCATCAGGTCCCACACAAGCTGATCCTTATTATAGTTCAGTTAGTTTGTTATTGAATGGTGATGGTACTAATGGCTCACAGGTATTCACGGATTTGAGTAGTAGCCCTAAGACTATAACAGCTAACGGTAATGCTCAGATTAGTACTGCTCAGCAAAGGTATGGTACCGGCGCTATGTACTTCGATGGTAATGGTGATTATTTGAGTTTATCTACATCTCCATACTTTAACTTTGGGACGGGTGACTTTACTATTGAGGTATGGATTAAAACTAATACTAAAGTTGATTACCAATCTATATTCATCAGTGGTGATATTGGCTTGTGGATGCACACTAATTCTGCTGGTAATTTTATATATGGCGCTGGTAGTGGTGACAGACTAGCAGGATACGGACAAGTTTGTGACGATGCATGGCATCATATAGCAATCACAAGAGCTAGTGGTACTGTTAGAGTATTCGTCGATGGTGTACAAAAAGATACAACATCAAACACGACAGCTATAAATTTAACTAACCCAATTACAATTGGTACTTATAGTAGTAGTAGGTACTACACTGGGTATATGGATGACTTCCGTATTACAAAAGGTGTAGCAAGATACACCACTAATTTCACACCACCCTCAGCAGCATTTCTGGCGTCTAATACGAACACCGTTAGTCCCGTTGATCCAATATTTTCAAATGTTAGTTTGTTGTTAAACGGTGACACACTAACAGATTCAAGTAGTGTTCCTAAAACTATTACTAATAATGGATCAGTAGCTGTAAATACAACTACTAAGAAATTTGGTACAGGTAGTTTATATTTTAGTGGGTCGTCAAGTTACTTGAGCATACCGTACAGTAGTGCATTTAATTTTACAAGTGGTACATTTACGTTTGAGTGTTGGATATATCAACTAGCGAACGGAGGTACAGGACACTACATCCTTGATCAACGTAACTTCCCAACAGGTACTGGATTCTCAATCAACGGTGGTATACCTACATTAATGTACGCTGGGATGAATGAAGCAAGAGGTACAACTGCAATACCGTTAAATACTTGGACTCACGTAGCAATATCAGTACTTAGTGGTACTGCACGTATATATATTAATGGTGTGCAAACATTTTATGGAACTGGTTATACATTCCCTGATGTATCCGGTACTAATACACCACTATGGGTTGGAGCGCCAAATTCATACAGTGTGTTCTTAAATGCGTACGTCGATGATCTTAGAATAACAAATGGTATAGCTCGATACACCAGTGATTTTGTACCACCAGCTCAAGCATTACCAACATCATAAGAGTAGAATATGTCTAAAACATTATCCTCAACATTAAGAAGTATAAGCGTACCAACAGCTACAGGTAGCCTTACACCTACATTAACACAAACTGCTAATTATACAGCGTACATTAATGATATGGTTCTTGCAAATGCGACTAGTGCTTCATTTAATATAACATTACCAGCTTCACCAGCTAATGGTGCAGTTGTAGCTGTTGTTGATGTTGCAGCATCGTTTAGCAATCATAACGTTACTGTATTACCTGGTGCTGGTGCAACAGTTGATAGCACTACATCATCAAAATTATCAACAAATGGTTCGTATACACAGTTTGTGTACATATCATCAACAACAAATTGGCAAACACAAACAACAGCAGCTAGTTCAGGTGCTGCTAATATGGATGGTGGTAGTTCATCATCGGTATATGGCGGTTCAATAACAATAGATGGAGGCGCTAGCATATAATGGCTACAAAAATACAATTTAGACGTGATACAGCAGCAAATTGGACTACTAATAACCCAATATTAGCTCAAGGTGAGTTAGCGTTAGATCT